CAAAGTTACTAGAGGAGAATTGCTATCTGCAATTAATGGAACGCCAACGCATTAACAGTGCAGCACAGGCAACAATGTTAGCCTATGCCACCGGCACGGATTTAGATGTGATTGGAGGGAATTACAATGTGGCTCGTAAAGTGATACAAACAGAAGACCTCACCGCACGCCCACCGAAGCAGGAAATTTTAGAACAAGACGAAGATTTCAGGCTGCGAATCCAATTAGCCTTTGAGGGGTTATCGGTGGCTGGGCCTCGCAATGCTTATATTTTTCACGCATTGTCGGCTCACGAAAAAGTTGCTGATGTTTCGGTTAGCTCACCGACACCGGCAAGTGTATTAGTAACGGTAATGAGCAGTGATAATAACGGAATCCCTACCTCGGATATTTTACAAGCGGTCAGAAATCGGCTGAATGATGAAGATATTCGTCCCATCGGTGATCGTGTCACGGTACAGGCTTGCACAAATAGTAACTATCAAATCAGAGCAAAACTGCACCTTTATCGTGGCCCGGAAATTGAACCGATTAAACAGGTGGCAACTGAAAAAATTGGGCAGTATGTGAAAGAAAAAAGACGACTCGGGAGGGATATTTCACTCTCCGGCATTTATTCAGCCTTACACCTTGAGGGGGTGCAACGGGTGGAATTGCTAGAACCCACCGCAGATATTGTATTAAACAGCACTCAAGCAGGGCTTTGCACCAATATCACGATTGAGACGGTAATCAGTAATGACTATTAAGCATCTACTCCCAACCAGCTCAAGCCAACTGGAAAAACGAGCGGCAGAGTGTCTGCGTGCGGCAGTACAAAACCCGATTTTTATTGCCGATTTGATTAATCCGAAAAAATGCCCGGCTAACTTGCTCCCATATTTGGCTTGGGCGTTGTCGGTCGATAAATGGGACGAAAACTGGAGCGAAGAAGTCAAACGTTTAAGCATTGAACACTCTTTTTTAATCCACAAGCAAAAAGGCACAATTACCGCCGTGAAAAGAGTGATTGAGCCGATAGGCTATTTGGTGGAGTTAAAAGAATGGTTTAACACCAGCGGAATGCAAGCAGGTGAATTTAGTTTGGCTGTCGAAGTGCCGGAAATCGGGTTAAGCGAAGAAACCTACAACGAACTTGTAAGGTTGGTGGACGATGCGAAACCGGTCTCTCGCCACTTGAAACAGTTGGCGATTGCGATTTCACCAAGCGGCAAACTGAATTTTTTTATCGGTCAATATAGTGCCGATGTAATTACCATTTACCCACAATAATGAGGCAAATAATGGCTCAATTCCATTCTGTTTTAACAAATTATGGTGTAACGGCTTTTGCAAAAGCAATCAGCACCAAGCAACCGCTGAATATCCTAAAAATGGCTGTAGGAGATGGTAACGGGCGAGCAGTCACGCCTAACGCCTCACGCACGGCACTGGTGCGAGAAGTTTATCGTGCCAATATCAGCTCAATTAAGTTGGACGTACGAAATAATAAACAAGTTATTTTTGAATTGACTATCCCCGAAGATGTGGGCGGTTTCTATATCCGTGAAATGGGCATTTTCGACCATAACGAAAAATTAGTAGCGATTGCCAATACTCCTGAAAGTTACAAGCCACAGCTAACCGAAGGCTCGGGCAAGGTGCAAGTGCTAAGAATGATCTTACTTGTTAGCTCAAACGATAGTGTTAGTCTCACGGTAGATAACTCACTGATTTGGGCAAAACGCTCGGAGCTGACTCCCCAAAAAATTACTACTAAAACCCAAAATAGGGTGCTGGATAATGGCCACACTCACGAACTCGATATTGAAGTAGGCGGACGAAACCTCCTCATCCAATCCAACACCCCACACAACGGGAATGCGTACTCAGTCAGATACGCATTGGCTGAGGCTCCGAAAGTAGGCGAAGAGATTGTAGTCACTCTATGGGGTGAACTTGGCTCTCAACGTACCGGAATTGGCGTTTATAACTCTCAAGGCACTACCGAGTTGGCAAAACTGGTCAAAATTCGTGATGGAGTTTATCAAGGTAAAGGCATTTGGCGTAAGCCGATGAGTGAGGGACGAGAGCGAACGCCTAACGACACGCACCTGAATGTGTATTTTTACCCGAAAACCGCAACAGATAATAACCGTATTGAGCGAATCCAGCTTGAGCGAGGCTCAATCGGTACAGATTGGACGCCAAACGAGGCAGACTTAAAGGCAGAGATTAGTGCAATCCGCACTAAACTAATCCCTGTACGGGGTGGCAATGTTGCTACAACCTTAAATGCGGCTAAGCGGTCGGATTGGTTTAGAGAAATGCAAATCCCTTATCAAAGTGGTTGGGGGTATTACACCCAAGCATTTCATAACTCAGGGACGCAACAGAACTACAGCAATTTACCGCTGACAGGTCGTTATTATTTTATCGCCGAACTCTATCATAACTCTGGTTATTCTCACTTGCGTATCACCTATCCAAGTTTAAAACGCACCTTTGAGAGTGCTATCAACCTTAACAATGAGGATTTGATTCTAGATTGGCGTGAGGTGGTGTTTTTAAAAGATGGATTGTATCAAGGCACTTTTAAAACAACAGGCACACTAGAGTCTGCTTATCGTCTAAGAGCGGCTCGTGATGATGAACGTTATCAGCCATACCTGCAAATGGTCGATATGGGCTATGACCTTGCCAATCCCCCGGTAGGAAAAAACAAAATTATTGGCAGTGTTGATTATTACGTTAAAAACGGCACAAGCGAGTCTTCCAAAGCGACGATGATGGCAGCGGCAATGCCTGACAAGAACGTATTTTGGGAAGTAGCATTGTGGAATGCAGCACAGCAACGGAATGTGTTGTTTAAGGGGTATAGCAAGACTAACAATTTGAGTATTGGTAAAACCACCGACAATGAGCGAGACCGAGTACAAGTCAATGGCACAATCCAAGCCACCGCACCGGCTGATAACGCCAATAACGACCAAGTGCCGACTACGGCTTGGGTGCGTAAGATGGCAAAGATTTTAGCTGATGGCAAGGTGAGTAAAGCCGGTGACACAATGACTGGGCATTTATTCATCAAGAATGGGGAATACTCTGCGGTACATACCTATAACACAAGTGGTTGGTTCGCAAAATGGGAGGCGGCCCCATTATCTGATTCGCACTTTGCTGCCATTGTATATGCCAACGACAGAGAGACAGTTATCAATCGGGTGTTAATTCCCAAGAAGAATGGCACAGTCGCTTTAATTAATGATATTGCCGATACCGTTAGAGCCGCTGTGAGTCGTAGTGATAAATCCCGTAGTAGAACTTTTCCTCTGCAAACGAGGAAAAACTATACAACCACAGGGAGCGTTACGATTTATCCAGATGGCCGAATTGTGCAGATTTTCCACTTAAAAAATATTAAAGCGGCGTGGTTTGATTATGAGGCAAGTGCGGTAGGAGATAGGCATAGAGTTGTCAATATCCCTCTTTGGACTGCGATGCCAAATAAAATTTTTGATGTCGATGTTAAAACTGTTCGCCCCTCAAATAATGCCTCAACTTACTACATAGAAGCGGCTGAATGGCTGAGTGCGTGGCAGATTTACGGTAATGACACGAACAAATCAAGTGTCAATATTAATCTATCTCGATTCAGAGGTGGAAATGATGAAGATATGGACTTGTATGTAACAGTTGAGGGATATTAAATGGCATATTTTGTGAATGTGATTGATGAGCAAGGCAATTATGAGCTAATTGATGATGAGTTTATTGGGCTGTATCCGGATTTGGATTTTAACACATTACCCAAACTCACGGATAAGCAATATCAGACCTACTTTGCCAAAGCAAACGGCAAAGAGCGATTTGTAAATGGCGAATTTGTGTATGAGCAAATTAAGGTGGATATGCAAGCGGTCATTTCCGCTGAAAAATCTGCAAAGTTAGCAGAGATTAACCAAAAAGCACAAGCCTTTATCAATGATTTAGCCAAATACAACGAAACGCCTCAGTTTGAGCGTGACACTTGGCTTGAACAAGCGAAAGAGGCAAAAGCGTGGGTTGAAGACCCAGCAACGAAAACTCCAACCCTTTCACTGATTGCTCAAATGCGAGGTGTACCGATTGATACATTACGCCAAAAAGCCTACGAAAAAGCGATGGCGTATCAAACGGTGGCAGCGATTGTAGCAGGGCAACGGCAAGGCTACGAAGACCGCCTAGAACAAGCGGAAACCTTAGAGCAAATACAGGCGATTAAGCCGGTGTATCAGTTACCGCAAGGAGGGATAGATGACAATCATTAAACTCACTAAATACGGCAGCTGTGATGCGGTGCTTGTTAATACAGATAGTATTGTATCTGTGCAAAAAGAAAGTAATGGTTCAGTTATTCGGACAGTCAATGAGCAAATTTCGGTATTAGAGACAGTTACGCAAGTTTGGGATTTAATTCAAAAAGGAGTCGTAAATGAATAAATTCAGATCGTGGTGCTACCACGTCTTAATCGCCACCGACCAATTCTTCAACGCCATCACAGGCGGAGCAGCAGACGAAACCTTTTCAAGTCGATGTTACCGTGGTGCAATGCTTGCGGAAAAGCCGAAAAAGCGTTGGCGTTTTTGGTATGCGTTTGTGAATGGCTTGTTTTTTGATAAAAAGCATTGCTATGCAGCCTATAAAGCGGAGGTGTATCGAAAACAGTATCCACCGGAGTTTACCGAAATCACTTAATCCTGTTAAACCCCATTTCACAGCCCGAACCGCTCGCAACCCGAGCGGTTATTTTTTAAAGTTTACCCCAACATTCAACCCTAACCTTTCCCAATTAAGGAATACTATGTCAATTTTAGATACCTATCTACACGGCGTTGAGGTGGTTGAGGTCAATGCCGGTGGGGTAACCATTTCCACCGCTGCAACCTCTGTCATTGGGGTGGTCTGCACCGGAGACCAAGCCGATGCAGAAACCTTTCCACTCAAC